GCCGAATCACCAGCGGCGCCACGGTGATCACTGTGGGATCTGGCAGCGTTGAGGTGTTGGCAAGCCTGAGCTACGCCGGCAGCCCCGGCGCGTTTGATGGCCGCAGTCAGGCTCAAGTGGAGCTCGAGGAGGTCCGCGTCGCGATCCGCAAGATCATCAACAAGGGGGCCAAAAGCATCACCATCGGCATCAGGCGATATGACGCCGCCGACCTGGGCCAGCTGATGCAGCGGGAATCACAGCTAAAGGCGATCGTGGCCCGCGAGAAAGCTGCCGAGAGAGTGGCCGCCGGCCTTGGTGATCCGCGCTCGCTTTATATCAGGTTTAAGCGATGAGCAAGCGCAAGGGCAAGCGACACCAGCAACAGGCCCCAAGCGCACCACGCGGCGGCCGCCGCGCCTACGAAGGCGCCCTGGTGTCGCGACTGACGGCCGATTGGGTAACCAGTTCCACAAGCGCGGATGCCGAGATCGACGGCAGCCTGGTGCGACTGCGCAATCGCTCTCGGCAGTTGCTCAGGGACAACGATTATGTGAAGGCAGCACGTCGTGCGATCGTCGTCAACGTGATCGGCCGTGGCGTCCGTATGCAGTCGCGGGTGCCGATGGTGCGCGGCGGCGGACGATTGGACAAGCCAGTCAACGACCGGGTTGAGGCTTGGTGGCGCCGCTACTGCCGCAAGGAGCATATTCACGTCGCCGGCAAGTTGTCGTTTGCCCGCATTCTGCGGCAGGCCATGGCCGCAGTTCCTGAATCAGGAGAAGTGTTCATTCGGCTGGTCCCAGAAGAATTTGGCAACAGCGGCACGCCGCTGGGCTTGGAAATTCTCGAGGCTGATCTCTGCGACGAGATGCATACCGTAGGCCCCGATGCCGACCGCAACGAATGGCGCATGGGCGTGAAGGTCAATCGCTGGGGACGGCCAATCGCCTACCGCTTCCGCACCCGCCACCCTGGCGATGTGTCGGGCGCCGTCGGTTACAGCGCTGTTGATGTGCCAGCTGATCAGATCATTCACCTGTTCATCTCTGAGCGACCAGGCCAGACCAGGGGAGTCCCATGGTTTGCCAGTAGCATCAAACGGATGCATCACGTTGCCGGCTTCGAAGAGGCCGAAGTGGTCGGCAAGCGTGCCAGATCTAGCCTGATGGGCTTTATCCAAAATAAAGAAGGCAAACTGCAAGGCGAAGGCGTACAGGATGGCGATCAGGTGACCAACTTTGAGCCTGGCGTGTTCAAGCACTTGGCAGAAGGCGAAGAGGTTGTGGTGCCTCAGCTGGGCAACGCCGACACTCAATACGAGGCTTTCCTGAGGCCCATGCTGCGCTCGCTGGCTGCCGGCTCGGGCGTGCCTTATCCCACAATCAGCGCGGATTACAGCCAGTCCAATTACAGCAGCAGCCGACTTGAGCGGCTGGAGGCGCTGGATTTTTGGCGCAGCTTGCAGGACTGGATCATCGAGGACGTGTGTCAGGTGGTGTTTGAGCGTGCGATGGCTGCTGCCGTTGGCGCCGGCACTCTGCAGCTTCCTGGCTACGACCTGGCGCCGGAGCGCTATGAGGCGGTGCGGTGGTTCCCGCGTGGCTGGGAGTTCGTTGATCCGCAGAAAGAAGCGGCGGCCAACAGGGATCTCGTGCGTTCTGGCTTCAAAACCCAAGCGCAGGTCGTGGCTGAGCATGGCAACGATTTTGACGATCTGCTCTTAGCGCGCCAGACCGAGGTGGGACGAGCCCAAATACTGGGCCTTCAGTTCGACACCAACCCCGCCGACGACCTGCAAGGCGGATCCCCTGACGCCAAGCCAGAGGCTGGCGACGAGCCAAGGGATCCCAGCGAGCCAGGCCCCGAAGATGGCCTCGATGGCGACTTCGAAGACGACTCGGAGGACCCTGAAACGTGACCAACGAAATCAGGCTTGCTATCATGATCGAAGAAAGCGCCGCGCCGATGGAACAACGCGACACCAGCAGGCCCCTTTACCGCAATGCGGTGGCGGCAAACTGGCGCCGCGCAGACGACGATCCTGAGGTGGTTGAGTTCAGCTTCTCTTCAGAAGAGCCTGTTGAGCGCTACTTCGGAATGGAAGTCTTGAGCCATGAGCCCGGCGCGATGAACATGGCTCGCCTTAACTCAGGGGCGGCGCCATGGCTCTGGAACCATAACCCCGATGTGGTCCTTGGCGGAGTTGAGAAGGCTTGGCAGGGCGGTGATGGGCGCGGCATGGTTCGCACCCGTTGGAGCCCCAACACCAAGGCGGAAGGCTCCGAAGAGTGGAAGGTGCGGCAAAACTGGGAGGCGGGCATTGTCCGCAACGTCAGTTTCATGTACTCCATCGATGCGCCGTTTGATCTCAAATCGCGCGAAGGCGTGGCGCTAGTTACAGCCTTCACGCCGATGGAGGTCTCGGCCGTTTCCATTCCAGCCGACGCCACCGTCGGACAAGGCCGAGCAATCGGCGACAACGCGGCCCCGGCCGCAGACCCAACCCAACCCCCGAAACAACCCGTGGAAACCACCATCAATCTCGACGAGGTGCGGGCTCAGGCTGCGGCCGAGGAGCGCTCCCGCGTCGCATCCATCACCTCTCTCTGCCGTGAGCACGGGTCCGACGACCTGGCCCAAGGCCTGATCGAAAGCGGGGCTACCGAAGCCGACGCCATGCGTCAAATACTTGGTGCCATCGGCAAGCGCACGATTCAGCCTGCCACTCCCAAGGTCGCCGCCCAGCCGATCGCTGGCGCCTCTGCCGACATTGGCTTGAGCGACAGGGAAGTCCGCGAATTTAGCTTCCTGAAGTGCATGCGGGCCCAGCTGTTCCCCAACGAACGCGCATTCCAGGAGGAGGCCGCATTCGAGCGCGATGTCAGTAACGCCGTTGCACAGCGAATGGGCCTCAAGCCCAAAGGCATGCTGATCGCCAATGATGTGCTTAGTCGGGGCTTAACTGCCGGCACTGCTTCCGCCGCCGGCGACCTGATTTTTACCGATGCTCGCCCCGGCAGCCTAATTGAGCTGCTGCGCAAGCGCAACTTCCTGACTGGCCTTGGCGTAACCATCCTGGCTGGCCTGACTGGGCCCGTAGGTATCCCCAAGCAGACCGGCGCCAGCCAGGTTTATTGGAAGGGTGAAGGCGTGGCCGTTGCCGAATCTGAGCCCAGCGTGGGCCAGGTCACAATGACGCTCAAGGAAATGAGCGCCTGGACCCGCTTCTCTCGTTCGCTGGTGTTGCAAAGCTCCATCGACGTGGAAGGGTTTGTGCGGAACGACATTGTGACCGTGATGGCACTGGAGCAAGCGCGGGTTGCCCTTTACGGCCTCGGATCCTCTTCTCAGCCCGAAGGGCTCAAGATCACAACCGACATCAACACCAAGGACTTCGCTGCAAACCAGCCCACCTACGCCGAGCTGGTGGACATGGAGACCTTGGTTGCGGCCGATGACGCCGACATTGGCGCCATGGGCTATGTCACCAACGCCACCATCTACGGAGGCTTTAAGACTACTGAAAAAGCGGCCAACACCGCTCAGTTCGTTCTAGAGCCTGGCGGCACCGTAAACAGCTACCCCGTAACCCGCTCCAATCAAGTGGAAACTGGTGACGTGTTCTTTGGTGTCTGGAGCCAGCTTGTCTTAGGTCTCTTCGGTGCCGTCGATCTTCAGGTGAACCCCTACTCAGAGGACAAGGAAGGCAACATCCGGGTCGTGGCTCACCAAGCCATCGACTACGCGGTGCGCCACCCGCAGGCCTTCTGTCGCGGCAATAACACGCTGTGATCACCATGAGGATCAGGATGCTGCGCCAAATCTCAATCGCTGGCCGAACCGTTCGGATCGGCGACTTGGTGACCGTTGGCACTGGCGCCAACGAGGTAAGCGCCTCCGATGCTCGGCTCCTGCTGTCTATGGGCAGGGCCGAGGAGGCTTCGGATCCTGATCTCGTGGAGATCCCCGCTCCAGAGGCTGCAAAGCCTCGCCCCCGCAAACCCAACCCCCGAGGAACTGATGGCTGTTCATGAGCTCTCGCTGGACAAACTCCAGCACTTCACCCTTCTGACTACGACTACGATCACTGCAACCGGCAACCAGACCGGCGTGGATCTACATGGGTTCGAGGGTGATGTCCAAATCATCCTAGCCGCTACTGCTGCAGGATCCAGTAATAGCCTAACCTTCCGCATTGAAGAATCGGCCGACAACTCAACCTATACCGCTGCCACCGGCGGTAGTTTCACTGTTATTGCCAACGCTGCTTCAAAACAGGTGATCACCCTGAACAGCAATGACCTCAAGCGCTATATCCGCTTGAGCTGCACTGATGAGACGGGCACGGCATCCAGCAGTGTTACATGCTTTGGCTACGGTCTGAAGAAGTACAGCTGAGATGGCTTTCACCGAGGATCTCGACATCTTCCTCGACCTCGACGACTTCGGCGTCCCCGTGACTGCCGGGGCAGTTTCTGGTGTGGGGATCCTCGATAAAGATGCCGACCTAATCATCAACGGCGAGATTGAGGTGGTTGATTACTTGCTGACCGTTTCAACCGAATTATTCGGCAACGTGGGCTATGGCTCAGCGCTGGTGATTGATGGCCATACCTATAAGGCCGAGAGGGTGCCCAGGCCCTTTGATGATGGCCTGCTGTGCCGCATTCCGCTGATCAAGATCACGCCCGACCAGGTGCCCGTGCTGATCCTGGATGGTGACCCTCCGACATGACCACTTATCAATCACAATCAACCTTAATACGCCAGCGATTTAGCACCCTGGCGGCGGTTACAGCCAGTAACCCAGTACTGCTTGAAGGCGAGAAGTGGAATGAAAAAGATTCGGTAACAGGATTATTTACCGGGCGCACAAAGACCGGAAAGGATGGAACAGTCACGGGCACCCCGCCTAACCAGACGATCACCGGGACGGCATTTAACGATCTGCCGTTTGATCCGAGCGGCACCGGCGGCGGTGGCGCATCCCTGAGCGATGCCACCCCTCAACCCCTCGGCGCTGCTGCAGCAGGCACAGCCGCAACAGCCA